GCGGACGCCGTCGAGCCACCGTAGGTGACATCATTAATGATGATTTCGATATTTCGAGCCATTTTCGTTCCTTTTATTTTTTCTGGTCAATTAGATTTGCCACTAATTCATCATATTGACTGCTAAAATCCACCGTCTGCCGAAGTTCCAGCGCTCCATCTGCCGCAATTGCAGAATGACATTCGCCTAAAATCAGGCTGCGAGACAACCCCGTAGCGAGGCTTTTGACTTTCTCCGGCGAATAATCAGTGCAATTAAGTAGCAAGGAAAGGTAGTCAACCTTCGTTTTCAGACTGGAGCAATCAATAGCCACCCGTATCGGTTGTTTATTCTCCATCAGGTTTCCTCGCTATCGGCAAATTCAAAGGTAAATTGTTCGTCGCTTGCGCTGGTTTTGCCACCGCGGGTCAGGCTACCACGCTGGGTCATAACACCGTCGAATGCCGCCACATATTCATCCGTTCCCCGCTGACGGAAGGTAAAGAAGAAGTCCACGCCGGACTTCTCCAGCGCCAGCAACTGACGCACCTGGTCGCAACCTGGCATCAGATTAACCGTCAGGCGCTTGGGCCGTGTCGGTCCATCCAGGCGCACGGAGGTTTTGCCGATCCCCCGCTTCAGCGTGGCGCGGGCATCAATATCTTCAATCGTGATCGGCGGATCACTGTCGCCGAACTCGTCGATCGGCAGGCCATTTATCGTTAAATCAGCATGGCTGGCACCGTAATTCTTCATTGGCATTGTTTATTACTCCACGGTTACGTTCAGTTCGGCAACATGGCCGGCACGCGCCAGAATGACGAGGATTTTTGTTGGCGGGAATTCGCGCTTTTTGCGCTGTGCCTTGGTCAGGCTTAAGACATCTTCCTCTCGGGAGAGGATGACGAAGCCAAACGCAGACGTTTTTTCTTCACCGGTTTCCTCATCCGTGAATGTCCCTTCCCCCAGCACACCGTTGTTGTAGAAGCGCTTCAGGGTACCGGTCAGCACATTCAGCAATCCACCGTAGCCCTTCGGCGTTAATGGCCGTTTGGTGCCGACATTGGCGATGTAGTTATAACCATCCACCTGCAGGTGATTCTTCAGCACATCGATGTTGATCACGTCATCGATAAACTCACCGTAGGACGACATCGACACACTGTTGATCACCCGGCTGGTATCCGTTTGCCCTGCCAGTTCAATCGGCGTGAAAAATACCGCCTTCTTGGCCTTCAGGGCGTTGTAATGGCTTGTCTTCAGCTCATCACCATCAACGCCAGGCAACACCTGATATTCAGCGGTGATCGCCGTGTTGAGCCCATTCGGACGGAATTTGGCGAACGTCGCCGCAACCTGTACCATCGAATACGCCTGCGACGGATCAATATCCACCGCCTCTTGCGCTCGCCACCCCGCAAACATGTGGCGATTACCCTTTTTCGCCAACATCGATACGATGTCGTCCTTCACATTCTGATCGATCACCTCATCCTGTGTATTGGTGTACCAAACAGGATGGCCAGCAGCGTCGCTCCAGTCGCTGAGCAACAGCAGGTTTTCGTCGCTGGAGTCTTCGGATTTAAAGAAGTAGCTGTAACGCCAGGCTGCCTCTGCGGCCTTGTTGACCGTTGCAATCAGCCCATCATCCTCGGCATTTTTCATCCACACCGTCAGCGTCGACGGGCGCGGGATTTGCGCAAAATAGCGCGTGGCAATGCGGTAAATCTCACTGGCAGTTGGGAAATCCGCCCCTAACTCCGTTACGCCCGAATAATCGCGATAGGTATCAACGGGGAACTCAATACCGCGCAACGTGACCGGGAATGCGTTCACCGTGATAGCCTTGCCATCTTCCGTTTCGATTTTTTCGCCGCCTTCGGTCAGAAGAACGCTATCCTGCTCCACGGCCTCTAAATCTGATGGGTCGGCAAAAACAAACGCGGTCGAGAAATCCGCATACCCCAGACCGGCAGCACCGATGATCACGTTGACCGGAATAATATTGTCTACTGAGTAGGCCACTGGCTTTACTCCTCTGTTAAAGAAAGAGAGAAGCCGGCAGCGCGTAAAACCTTGCTGCTGACTTCCTGGTTAACAAACAACTGTATGTCGGCCTGCCAGCGTGGCTGGATACCGCTCTGAAAATGGGCACTGAGATTGCGGGGATTACTCACGTAGCGGAAACCGAGCCGATGGATAAAAAGATAATCACTGACTGGCGTGCGAAAATTGGCGTTGTGTAGCATCATGGCGGCTTGCGATGCTCCGTCATTGAAGAAGTTCACTGACAACATCAGCTCGATGGAAGAGGCGGTGATTTCGTCCAAATCTTGCCAGTCATCTCCCAGAGCCTCGTCGTATTCCTCCAGCGGCTCGACAAACTCCAGTCTATGTCCGGACTGGCCATAAGCGCGCACAGGTATCGGGTTATAGGTCGCGTACAGGATGTTGCCTGTCGGTGCTGCCCGCCCCTGGTCCGCAAGTACAATCCGCGGTGTTCCTAATCCGGTGCAAATCGAAACCAACCCCTGTAACGCCCCATGCAATTCGCTGATTTCTTTCATTTGCCAGGCTCCCGAACCATTTCGACAACGGCACGGCAAAAACTCCGCCAGGGGCGATTATCCGCACTCATTACCCGCCAGCGGCGCATTGTCGTGCCGTCACTGAATTCCAGTTGATCCCGATATTCTCCGCTTTCATCAGGCATCAGGTAGGTTGAGCCATCGTTAATGTGCACGGTACGGTAATCAGTGAGTGCTGCAATGCCCCCTTGTCCAACCAATAGCGTGATTTCCCGCCATCGGGCAGGCTGAACGTTTACCCGGTCAAGCTCTCGCCTTTCAATTTCTGACTCGAGCCATACACCGCCGGGTCCGCTGTAATCCCCCTCCATTCGGATTAACCAGATCCCGCCCTTAATTTTGGATTTAAACGTCGAATCGACATGACCGCGCATATCCAGCCCATTACCAAACATGGTTAATCCTCCACGACATGGGTGATGGCACCTTTGAGGCTGCCATGGTTAATCAGTGGGGTGGACGATCCCTTACCAGCAATGGTCGAGGGGGCGTTCGCCGGGGCAATACCGGTTTCAATAGCCTCTTGGCAGTATCCCACCGCACGAGCGCCCATCTGATCCAACATCTGAAAGGCAGAGATCTCCCCTTTAACGACCTGCCGGGAAAGCGCTGCGAAACCCTTTTTGATGTTGTCTTGATTCTGGCGCAGTGGTACGCGGAGAAATGAACGCTCAGGCACCCGCCCATCAGCAGAGCCAAATTCCTGTACCGCCCCAATCACCACGATCGGCGCACCATCTTCATAATTCCCACTGCCTGCCGGTAGCCCGACCAACACACGTTTTTTACTGGTGATCCGGTCCTGAATTTGCTTCAGCTTTTTGGCGAGCTTTTCTCCACCACGCACTTCGGTTTGCATTTTCATACCATCAACGCTCCGGTACCGGCCCGACGGCGCAATCGCAGGAATTCAACACCGTACGATGTCAGCGGCAGATCACCGTTAATCGTCTGCTCCTCCATCGATGTCGACGGCACAGCAAACGACGTGGACTCATCCCCGACCGATTTACCCGAAATAGCGTAGGCAGCACCCGCATCGCCACCTTCACCGTCTTCACCCATTGCACGGCGGCGCATAATCAGGCGGTGCGCAGCAAAAGCGAACATACCGCGTTTTTTAATAGACGCAGGGCGATCGTAATAGCCCAACCAGCGCTTGCCGGTTTCTGAATCACCTTCCTCCAACGCGAGGATCACTTCATCATCGGGCCACCGGGTGGTGTCCTTAAATTCCGGGTAATAAGTCCGGAAATCCGTCACAATTTTGGCTGTAATATCCATCCGAAACCCCACAAGAAAAACCCGCCACTGTCGGCGGGTTCGATGCCAAATAACACGGCGGGTTAACCCCCCATGTCAGGGTAGTTGTCGCCTCTAACTGAAAAAAATCCAGGGGGCTGGAGATGATCATGGGAAGCTATTCACCAGAACGTAAAGCGGCGGTGATCGCCAGAATGTTACCAC